GTATTATTTGATGGCAGGCGGTATGGGTGTTCCGGGAAACTGTGGACTTCCTTATGCTGTCAGTAATAGTACCGGAGTGGTGATGTGTATTGGAGTACACACCGGTAAAACTGGAGACAATTCCGTTTTTTCACCAATTTTTAAAAGTGATTTTCCTGAAGATAAGATGTCGGTTGAGGGTCAATGTGCGTATGTACCTGAGTATATGCGCATTAACACTCCCGAAAAATCAACTCCGGTTGAGAATCATAAATTTATTTATATGGGTCAGGCCCCTAAAGTAAAGATAATACCTAAGAAGACTCGCCTGAGAGCCTCCCCTGCTCAAGGAGATTATAATACTGAGCCGTTGTACCCGTTGACCACAGCTCCTGCTGTGCTCGACTGGGAATGGAGAGAACGTGAAAGTTCTACGGGAGAGGGCAATGAGCGATACATTGTCTACCCGTTAAAAAATGCTCTCAAGAAATTGGGGGCTTCACCTGCTCGACCTGTGTATTCATGGATGAATACATTGGTTTATGAGCGTCGCGATGTCGCATTTGAAGGATTTTTTCCGGAAGATATGGATTTCAAAAATATTCGTCCTTGGTCAATCGAGGAGGTATTGTTTGGAATTCCAGGTCTATGGGACGGATTAGCTCGTGATACGGCTATAGGATATGATATTGAGTGTGTAATTCCAGCTGTAAAATCGAGAAAAGAACTATGGGACCCCGAAACACGTTTTATTCATCCGCTTTTGCGTATTTTAGTTGATAAACTAGATGATGCGGTTAAACGGGGTGAACAACCCAAAAATGTTGTTGCGGCTTGTCTTAAAGACGAGACTAGAGATTTAGATAGAGTCGAGCTGGGAAAGACACGGTTGTTTTGTGTTGGCTCGCTATCTCATTTAATTTGGTCTGTTAAGTGGATGGGTGGTCTCGTTTCAGAAATGAAACGATGTCGCTTGTCCTCTGATGTAGCCATTGGTACAAATGTTCATGCGTTTGATTGGAAAATGATTTATGCTAAAATCGCTCAGCTTGACGGTCTTTTTGATCTCGCTTGTGGCGATTTTGGTAATTTTGATTCTAGTCAATATGCTATGTTTGGAGAATGGTTGGGTGAAGCGTGTGCACCTATGTTCAGATTTCCGAAAGGAAGTTTTGAAGATCGGTGTATTCGTGCAGTTTGTTGTTCTGCTGTTGCTCCGTTGCTAGTTGTTATTGATAAGGTTTATTGGATGGATTATGATAATGCTTCTGGTAATTGGTTGACAGGATTCTTGAATTCATTTGTGAATATCTTGATGTTTAATTTCATTCTTCATCAAATACAGTATGAGAATCGAGAGGTTGATCCTGATTTTTATCAGGCTCAACGTCGTATGATTTTAGTTCTCATTGTGTATGGTGATGACAATGTTTGGGGAATACTTAAGAAGTACTCCAAATATTTCAACATGAAGATATTTGCGAAGTGGGTTTATGAATTGTTTGGTATGACTTATACCAAAGCAACGAAGGGAGATATTGATTCTGATTTTGTTCTGAAAGATGAACTGTCATTTCTTTGTCGAAAATTTGTTCCAACTGGTCCG